AGTAGCCGATCAAGCATTGAAGGGGGGTATGTTTTTTCCATAACTAATTTTGGTTTTTCGATAGTTTCAGTAGGGGTATTGGCGAAGTCATATCCGCCTAAGATTTTTTTAAGCTCATCTTTGTCATTCGTCTGTAGGGTAGCAGAAACCAATGACTCGAGAGGTAGGTAGGAAGAATCTTTAACAAAATCTACCCAAACGCCTGAATCTTTATAAACCTGAAGAGCAGTTGGATTTTTGCCCCCTCTATATAAGGCGCTTGTCCTCCAATGATTCCCAAAATCAGAAAGCTTATAACCTAGATTCGTTAAAATATCTTTAATTTTATCAGCTGTCATAATTCAATAGATAAGTCTCTGTTATTGTTGTTGTCAGTTAAAGAAACGTCTACTTGTGCATCGACCATGTCTTGCAAATCTCCGACTTCAGTGATATCAAAATTTTCAAAACTCAAGTTAATGAAATTTCTTCTTAAGTCAGTTCCGTTTGGCATCCTAACTGGCTGAATTGCCCTATGAATGTTTTCCCCTAGGTGCCTATATTTAAAACAGGTAAGCCTATGGGTTCCGTATTGATTGTCTTCTTCGGCCAGCTCGTCCATTGTCTTTTGACGTAATGAAAATAAATGAGAACTAAACTGAGTAATACGATCAGAAAGAGAAACAATGCTTTCGTCCTCAACAATATTATCAGATGTGCGATTATTGGTTATGCCAGAACGATTGCTTTGGACACTTGTCATCATAGAGATTACAGGCTCGCCATCAAAGACGATGTCTCTCTGAATCAACTTCTTGAATTTATCGACCATCTCTCCAACTATTTGCCACTCAGATTTATTACCAGCTTTTTCGGCGGTTGTTTTAATGTAATCAAAACTTAGAATCATTTTATTACCCCTTTTAATATTTCCATAGTAAAAATGCTTTACTACTTGAATCATTGAGTCAATAGGCATACCTCCTACATTTTGATAGTAAAACTTAAACCTCTGGATAATCGGCCAAACACTTCTCACTTTGTTTACTACCTCTTCTCCTGCATTTCTCCATTGACCTGTTTCAAGCAAGTGCAAGGGGACTTTAGATAAGGCTGCACATTGACGCATCATTAGCTCTTCCTTGCTCATTTCGCCGTTATCAAGGTGAAGCACGGGTATATCTTCTTCTTTGGAAACTTTCAAGCAGTAGTCCATAACGAACTGTGTTTTACCGACACCAGTTCTAGCAACAAGAGTAGTAATATTGCCAGGCCGCAATAAAGACCCATAAAGATTGTGCAGTCTTGAGTGAGGTCCCTTGGGTCCAAATTCAGTTCGCGGGTTGTTTCCTCGAAATTCGATCACCTCTTCCATCTCAGAGAATATATTTTTAGGAGAGTTTTCTCCATTCTCATAAAGATTAATATTCTCAGCATAAATCGAATCAGCTTTATTGATGATGTCCGTCAAGTTTTTTGACGAATCTATGCTTTTCATTTCTTTAACTATGCTTTGCGCGCTTTCTGAAATCTCTCGACGAACAGAAAACTTTTTAAGCTCTTTGGCAGACTCAATAACAGAAGACTGCGATGAGCGCTTTAACTTTAAAGCTTTAATGTAATCCGAGACATTAATATTGTCTTCGAAGGTTATTCCAGAGAGCCTAATTCTTTCAGACAATATAACTTCATCAACAAAATTGCCAGACTCATAGTCTGATTTGAGGAAACTATAAATTATTTGATTTGGCTCAAAGAAAAAATCGTTAGAGGATACAAATGCAGCAATTTCAACATACTTGTCGGGATAATTTAAGAGCCCAGCAAGCAATTGCTTTTCAACTTCAGCGGAGAATACCATGACGGCTATATTAGCAGAAAAAAATTAATTAGTCAAGACCATTTTCTGGGTCATCATTCTCTGCGCCATACATATGGTCAGCTTCTTCTAAGCTGATCAAGTATTTTTCGAGAGATTTCCTTAATCCCATTTCAATGATTTGACTTTGACACCGAGTATAGACCATGGGGTTTCCATGTTGATCTACATATGCTAGAACAAAACCTTTATTATGGTCTGCATCTCCAGTTAGCTCAAAAAGTTTCTCTAAGATACTCTCTGGAAGCTGAAAGGAGTTAAAACTATCTGGGTTTATTTCTTCGCTCACTATATTTATTTACACATTTGTTACAGGACGATCCCAAAAGATTTAAATAAATCTTCTGACAAAACATCCTTGGGGTAAATTTCGACAAGTTTTATATTATTCAATTCGCAAAATTTTTGTTTGTCATTATCCCTTCTTATTTGACTAAGGAATGTAGACTTTGATTTTCCGTGAAAAAATGGAGTATACTTTAAGTGCTGACCACCTTGAACTTCTATAGCTATGTTTTTATTAGAGTTATAAAAATCAAAACTCATTTTAGTGCCAGCTATAGGGAACTCTTCAAATACAATGTCTATATCCCAGTAAGGTTGAATAAACTCTTTGACAGAATACTGCAGCTTGCTTCGACTAGAAGCAGTCCATTTAATTAAATATTTTTTAGGCTTCTTTACTCGTTTGGTAGACCCAACCAATGTTTTAAATATCATTTATTTGTTTTCTTGGTATATAAGTTTTTTAAAATGATCAATGAGGAAACTAGTCAAATCAGGTGAGTCTTCAAGTAATGCATTTAACTTAGGTTCGCCTTGAACCTTTTCTGGAAAATCTAATTTTTCGGCAGAAAGTAAATCAATGAAGTCTTTTTCCACAGAAATCCAAGCCCCCTTCTTGCTGATATAACCCCAAAGATATAGCATGTCAATAACCTCTCTCTCGACCCATATTGATGTTCCGTTTGTCCTTCCATACTTAATTGGATATTCAAGCGTATAGTTTGTTTTTTCGTTGGGAGACTTTTTAACTGTAATTTTAGCTATATGGCCTATGATTTTATTTTTTTGCTGATCAATAGGTTGGGTTTGGTTTTCAAGTATCAAGTCTTTTTTGAATCTAGGCTCGAACTCAAGGATGTAATTAGCAAAATGTAAGAGTGCATTACCACCTGTAGCTGTAGTCTGCCGAATAGGGGCTTTACTGTATGGGTCTAGCTTAATGTCCGCCCTCACCTGAGAAATGAATAGGGCCATATGCCCCCTTTTAGCCAAAGCAATACTCATTTTCTGCATAAACTTTGCCCCTAATAATGCCCCGCCGGCAACTTTATGGGAATCTTCAAAACCTTTTTTCAGGTCATCCTTCATGATCAAGCCGTCAAGGGAATCAAGGACAAAGCAATACTTTGTGCCCTCAGGGTTTTTAGCCACTAGAATCCTCATTAAGTCAAGCACTGTCTCGTAAATATTACAATCGAAAACAAAGCATTTTCCGGCATCCCAGTCATCTTCTTTATCTACAAAGTCAATGCCACACCGCTTTCGCATCTCTTTTGAAAGCCTTCCTTCAGCCTTAATATAAACACCTTTAGAGTTAGGCATTTGCAGGAAATTTTTCATAACCTCAAGAGCTTCAGAGCTTTTACCACCCTCATTCATACCTGTAAATCTATGTAGCCCGGGCCCCAGCCCTCCACTTAGCTCAAAGTCAACCTTTAAGCTCCCACAAGATACCTTGTAGTCCACCTCCTCTTCGAAGTTATAGTGGTGCTCTTCATTTTGTTTTAAGAATGAAGATAATGCTTGCTTGATTTCTGTAGTTTCTTTTACTTTGCTCATGATAGGAAGTCCCTTAATGTTTTTACTTTTTTTGGTATATTAAAATCTTCTCCGAACTTTTCTCCTAATTTAATCTCTTTTTTTGGAGGTATATTGTATTTATATAGATTGTACCTTCTTTTTAACTCTTGTTGGTAATACCCAGAACGGAACAGAATCATACTATCAAGCTTTTGGGGAAAAGTCAAGCCTTTCCAGAATTTAGATTCAGGGTAAACCTCAATCAATATATTGAGTGTCTTCATCTCCCTGCCCCAGAATAAACGTTTTTGTTTATCTGGGACATTAAGTAATTTTTCAATAACTTTTTTCTTTTCAGTATGAGTCACTAACAAATAGTATCATACTTTTTAAGAAAAATCAAGAAGATTCTAAAGGAGGCTGGGATTTATATGGATGATTTATTGGTAGATTAGATTCTAGACCCCACTTGTGGGCGAGGTAGCCTTCTATCTTTTCTTGATGAGCAGTTGAGCTGTCTTCTATCACAACAAATTCCGCAATATCTCCAGACGGCTGGAAGTTGTTGCCTCGGTTTGCCCATATTCTTAATCCGGTTCCCGCTAGCGGGGTAGGGTAAGTAAATGATCCTAGTTCCAATCCGTCTACAAGAACTTTGCCTGTTGTATTCGAAGTATTGAAATTTAACACAAATATATGCCAATCACCACTAAAGTCTGTCGTGTTAGAATTATAGGACCCTAGGTCTCCGCTTCCACTAA